CAGGCGAATTGACCATCAATCCGCGCAGGTCATACCACGTGACATCGTCGCGCGCTTCTTCGTTGGCTCGACCACCCAGCTGCACGAAGCGCTTCTTGATGCGCGCTTCTGCTCGCATTGGGTAAGGCAGCACAACCCGACTGGTGAAGCCCTGCGAATCAAGAGAGCCACCTGAGTGGACCTTCTCGATAACCGTCCACGCGCCGGCGACATCCATGTCGCGGTACTCGAAGGTGTGGTAGGACGGGATAGAGTAAATCTGACCCTCCCGGCCTATGCCGCAAAGCCCATTGCCGAAGAACACCGAATATTCGATCTCGGTGATTTTCTCGCCTTCCGGACAGCAGGCGAATGGCCCGCGATATCCGCCTTGAAGGTTCGACGAGTCCAGCGTGATCAGCCCGTTAACGGTCTGCATGCTGTTGAATCCAGGCCAGCCGGCATCCGTTGCTCCGGATGAGGTCAGCCGCTCAACCTCCAGGAGACTGGCACTGAAGGCAGTGATCCGGTAGCGCAACCCACGCGGACCAATGGTGGCCATACCCTGCCCCAGCGCCAAGCCGAGCACCGGAGAGCCGCCGTCGTAGTTCAGCGTCATTTCGGCCGGCTGTTCCGGTACGGCACTGGTGGTGGCGATACCGGTGACGCCGGCCGGCGATGCGCCGAGGATGGTGGAAGCACCGGTGGCGGTTATGGCCTGCCCGGCAAACGGAGTCAGTTCGACGATGCGCAACACACTGCCGCTGGCCTGGGCCTGAAATGGCATTCCGCTGAACAGCGTGTTGAGCGCCGATACCAGGCCGGACAGGTTGGTGGTGGCGGTATTCAGCGTGATCGGATAGCTGGTCGCGCCACGGAACAGGGCGAAGCTCAGCGGCGTGACGTTGAAGTCGTAGCGGGTTGGCGCATCTGAACCGGTGAGCGTCGAGGCTGTGCCCGGGTTTGCGGGTACGGCCGGGCTATAGGGTGTGTAGCTGTTCACTACGTACAGCCCGGCATTGGCCCCAGCGACCTCGATCAGCATACCGACCGTAGGGTTCAGCATTTCCAGCGGCCCGCGAATGATGTCGCGGCCAGCGCCGCCATCGATCACGGTGTAGGTGTACGGGGCCAGCACGCGGACGATGATGCCGTTCGACCAGTCGGACGGGAACTCCCCGGCGCCAGAGGGCACGCTGATGTTGTCACCAGTGAACTGGTACGCCGATGCAGATGCGGTCTTCGTCAGGGTTGTTGCTGTGGTCAGCTCAAGCCCCGCCGACCCGCTGGAGCTCGCTCCCACCTCAGGCACATTGAACCAGTTCAAGTGCGCGCTATCGGCTGACAGGTCTGCGCCAGGCTGATAGATAGCGAATTCAGCATCGGCGCCGAGGGAGATCAGTGGAGTTTGGCCCACGCGAACCTTGCTCGAAGGTATGTCATACAGGCCTTCACCGATGTACAGCAGCATCTCAACCCGCTGATCGCGTGCGCCGGCGAAATAGCGGCGCGGCTGGATCAGGTAGGATGGATAGGTGCGCTGATGGCCGGCGATCTGCCGCACAGGGTCACCGAGCTTGACCTTGTTGCCCTTGGCGCTGGCCTCGGTCAGCGGGTCACCCTGCTGCGTACCGGCGCTTGACGGCATGCCCGGCATCTTCGGCATCAGCGCTTTCAGCACCGCCTTGGCGCCCTTGAACAGCGCGAAGGTGATGGAGAACGGGTCAGTGCCCTTGGGCTCGCGGTAGATATGCAGCAGGTCGCTGGGCTTGAACGTCACCTTGTGCCACAGGTGCTGCTCGATCACCTCATCATTGAGGACAACGCTGATTGGCGGGCTTTCCCGGCGCTCGTAGGACGGTGCCAGGGATTTCAGCCACTCCTCGATGGTCATGCGGCGGTCGGTCTTCCAGGTGCCGAGCGGCGCGGTGTCACTGAGTTTGTTCGGGAAGAATTCGACGGTCACGGTAGTAAACCACCCTTGGATGCGCGGCTTCGAACTCGCCGGTTGTCCGGAGGCAGGCGCCACCGGGGTTTGTGTCAAGCACCTTCAGCCGGCCCTCGCTCAGGAGGACCGTGCCGACATGCAGAAGCGCCGTTCCGCGCAGCACCGCGGCAATGGCTCCAGGTTCCGGGGCGCACTCCTCCATCGCCTGACGGAGGCTGCGGTAGGCCTTGGTGTTTTCGCGGATCTTGTCCTTGCCAACTGCTCCCAGAGACGGGAGCCAAGGCATGCCAAACAGGTCGTGGCGGATTGCCCGGCACATCCCCCAGCAATCGAAGGCAATAGGCCCCCGTGCACCCTCGCGATACGGGGCGCGCATGAGTTTCTCAATCATGGTCAGATGTACTTCAGGCCGGGTGCCAAGGATGTGGTCAGGATGGTGCGGAGACCGTTGGTGTTGAGCAGGTCGAAGAAGCCGGCGGTGAGCTTGGCGACATCATCCTCATATTCCCGGCTGAGCAGCGTCATGCGGTACCGCTCCTGCGGGAACGACAGGTCTTCGGCCAGGTAGCGCCGGAAGGTGATGATGAATCGGTCTTCGGCAGCCTTCGCCTCCTCCACGACCTCCTGCACCTCTCCGGTCACGTTGTCCAGGCCGAGCACCAGGTTCTGGAACGCGCTGTTGTCGTTCTTGGGCAGGGCCAGGTCCATGGCCATCGCGATGAAGGTAAGCGTGCGGCCGTCCTCGGTGGTGCACACCCGGTCCTCCCATCCCGAGCAGTACAGGTGGGAGACGGTGCCGCCCTCCTTCCTGGCTTCGATAGTGTCCACCAGTTCGCCCCTGCCCGAGGCATAGCACTCCTCGATAAGGCTCATACTTCAGGCCACTCCCTGTTCGCCGTCACATCGATGACGTTATTGTTGAACCAGTATTCAGGGAACTGCTCCCAACCTTCCGGAATCAACGGTTTCCTGCGCAGCATCAGCCGGAACGTGTACCGCCAGAATGACAGTTGGACCAACTTCGGGCCTTCGTAGATTCTGGCAAACCGGACCTCGTACATCTGCACCACATCGTCGATCTTCAGGGGACAGTTGAACCACTCGGTACCCTCTTTCAAGGTACGGGTGTACCAAGCCTCAAAGAATGCCTTCTGCTTCCCGTTGAAAATCAGGGTTGCGTCGACATACAGCGGCACATAGCTGTGCTTGATGCGAGTTCTGACGCGCCCGGTAACCATCGGCGTACGTGAAACAGGGTCCTGGGTATCAAGCCCATAACCGTCTTGCAGCGGTGTGGGCAGCTGCTTGGGGTAATCAATAACGGCCATTTCTCAACCCCTGTATTCCTTGTGGCTAGTATTAGGTAAATGGGCTGAGGCCGAGCGCTTCCTCAATCCTGGCAAACCGTCGCTGAATGGCTTGCTCTTTCTCATCAGTTGGTTCCGGAATAGTCTGATCTGAACCCTCCTCAACGCTCTGGCCGGATTGGGTCTCTTCTGCACTCATAAACACCTCTGCTCAACTCGCATTTCGCTTCAAGCCATAGACAGCTTCGAGGGCTTGGGAGCGCTCTCCCCCACCCCAGACGTCAGCAACAAACACATCAGTCTCCTCCTGCCCGTTGGGATTGGTTCTACGCTCAACGGTGCCGGCTTTGCTTCGATCACCGATGATGTTGACGACTGTTCCGCCACCGCTCTGCTTGGAGCGAACGTCTTCCAGAGTACGATCGAGCTTTGCGCTGGTCTCGGCAGTGGTCACCCGCTCGCCCTTCTGGAGGAACCAGGTGCCATCCTCTGGAATGGAATCGATACCGTCGTGCGCCATACCGGCGACTGAGCTGATTGTTGACATGAAGCTGCCAGCTGCGCCCATCGCGGACGCAGCAGCCGCAGGAGCAGCCAGCGGCCCCACCAGCGGAATAGCTGCGGTGGATGTGAAGGCGTTCAGTGCAGCCATCGCTACTTGGGCGGTACCCCATTGAAGCAACATGCGAAGTGCGGACTGAGCAAATGTTGCGGCCAGGTCGTCGAGCGAAAGCTTTCCGGTGGTAACGAAGCCATACAGCGCGTCGTTCATGCCCGAAAATGCATCCGTAAACATCGACTGGGTTTGCCCGGAAATATCGCGAGACTGGTCGAGGTAGTTTCCCCACGCAGAGGAAACACCATCCATCCAGTTCAGCTGCGCTTCATCCTGCTGGGCGTAGTAGTCCTGCTGGATCTCCATGCGCTCTTCAAGCGCCTGGCGCAGAAGTTCGGTTTCCTGCTTATACAGCTCCTCGCTGATATCACCGCCGTTGTACTGCTTCTGCAGATCCGCCAGCTGGCTCTGGTAATCCTGCTGGATAGCCAAGTCAGCCTTCAGCCGCTCCTTCAGCTTGTCCCCGCTCCCCGCGCCCGCGAACTCCAGGTCGAACCCTTCCCGCGCGGTCCTGTTCGCCTGAGACAGCGTATCGCCGAACGTCTGGGCCTTCGCGGCGTCCTCGTTCGCCTTCTTCAGCTGCTGCAACCGGTCAAGCTCAGCCGCTAAACCGTTCAGGCGCTCTTGCTGCTTGGCATTAATCCCGACCAGCTTCCCGGATTCTATTTCGAACTGCAGCTTTGCCACCTCGGTGGCGTTTTTCCGGGCGTCAGTGCTGGTATTGATCAGCGTGATCTGCCGCTTCAGGTTCTCCTCAGCGGTCTCGAAGGACTGATTCAGCT